GGAGGTTACCTACTATCAGATGGATTCTCATCATGGGTGTTCGAAAACGGGTACTTCCCCATTTCGGGGCTTTACCATGGATCACGTATTACAATGCCAATTGGCCTAGTGATCCGGCCTGGGGTGTTAAATCCCAGGGAGTTTTCAAACCGATTTCGTCAGTTGAAACGACGGAATCACGCGGACATGCATGGCCTGTTAAGGCGAAGCATGTTGGGAAGGATGTTGGTGGAAATTTCTCCACAATCAAAATTAAGGATGTGACTTGCGACTCCCCTGGCAGTGTTCAATCTGTCAGAAGGGGCGGACGTCTTTACATCGGCCAGCAATGGGCGGTGAATCCTCAAATTGCGATAGATTTTGCTCTCTCCAATGTCTCTTGGACTTCAGATGTAAATCTGAATACCAAGGGAACAAAGGCGATTGCTCAATGCATCCCTACAAATCCCATCGTCGATGGCGCAACTGCCATCGGAGAGCTTAAGGCGGATTTTCCTCGCCTTATAGGCAAAGACCTGTTCAAGACCAAGTTCAAGGACCCGAGTAAATACGGTTCCGAGTACTTGAATGTCCAGTTCGGGTGGCTGCCTCTCATCTCCGATTTGCGGAAAGCGGGTAAGGCTGTAATAGAGTCTGAAAAGATCCTAGCACAGCTGCACCGCGATTCGGGCAGAATCGTTCGACGAAGATACGCGTTTCCAGATGATGTGACTACTAGCACCACGGTTTTTAACTTCGCTCAGTCCTGGATAAATGGACAGGGCGTCGATCCGAGGTGCTATGTGTCACAGACGGGGGCACCCCTCACTCGCGTCACTAAGACGACGGTGAGGACATGGTTCTCCGGAGCCTTCACGTACTATATCGAAACAGGTCAATCTGACATGCAACGGTTAACACGTGCTGGTTCTGAAGCAAGGAAACTGTTCGGTCTTGAGCTAACGCCCTCGACTGTATGGAACCTTGCTCCGTGGAGCTGGCTTGCCGATTGGGAAGGGAATATTGGAGATGTTTTACACAACTCCGCTCGCTTCTCGACCGACGGCCTCGTAATGCGGTATGGCTACATCATGCAGGAGAAAACTTGCACTGTAGACTATACCCTTCACCCTTCCGGCTCAATAAATACCGGGGACAACAAGGGTAAAGAACTCCATATGACCGTTGCTGCGAACAGCAAGGTTAGAAGAGTTGCATCGCCATTTGGTTTTGGTTTTGACATGACCGCCCTAACCGGGCGGCAGTCTGCCATACTTGGGGCTCTCGCTTTATCACGAGGTCCAAATCGCCTTTAATTGGCGGTGGCAGGTTCTTAGCTTTACAAAAGCCGATAACCTGGGTCACTAGCGTGTGTAATCCACACGTGACACAAATCAACCGAAAAGAGTAATGCCATGTCTTTCGCAGACCCCCAATCAGTAACTATCAATGCGGTACCGATTTCCATGCCCCGGACGAGTTCTGGTGTCAATACTGGCACCTTTACCTCTTCCGATGGCCTGACTCGGCAGTCCGTTGCGCATGCCTACGGGAAGCGCACACGACGGACTATCCGCCTTGACAGTTCGAAGATTTCCGCGGATCCGTTGCTTCCTGCGCAGAACGTTCGTCTCTCGGCCAGTGTTTATTTGGTCATTGACGCGCCTATCGCAGGTTACACGAACACGGAACTTAAGCAGAATGTTGACGGCTTTCTTGCCGCACTTACTGCCTCTTCGGGTGCTAAAATCTCGCAGCTTCTTGGCGGCGAGAACTAACACTACTGATGTTTCTATAGGAACCCTGGGCCTACCCCGATTTAACGGGTAGGGGGGTTCCTCATCTGCGCAACGTGGCTATGGATCTACGAGCTCTGTTAGGAGTCGAGATGAAAAGCCTTACGTTACTCTGGCAGGAGGTCGCATATGAACTCGCGACCTGGTGTTGCACCAGCACCACTCGGGACTATAAAACGGTCCTGAGTCGAGTCGAACATGAAGGTATGTCGTTTTTAACGATTACCCTACCAGGCTTCTGCACGGACTTCCAAAAAAGTCTGGCAGTGGGCCACGTAGATCGCAACCTGTTTCAGGGCTTTGCCTTTACAGGTAGTCTCCCCCGATTTCTCGGTGGTTTCTTCGATCTTGTGTTCGACCGTGGAACTGGTCTTCTTCTTGACAAACCGTCTATTGACGCGATCTACTCGATACGCCAGCTTACGCTGATGTTCGGGAAGATCCTTATTGAGTGCAGTGATGCACGTAAGGAGGCGGCTCTAGATGGATTCGTCAAGTGTGAGCAGTCAGTTAAAGAAGCGGACGCTCGGCGGGGACCTCGTGAAAATGAGGACTTCCATCGTGTGTCACGCCTGCTCTGGGCTGATCTCTTTGCGGCGGTTGATAATGCCGTCGCGAACTATGAGATCACACCGAAGCACGGTCCCGGCGCCACCGCTGATAGACTTAAGGGTAACCAAAAGTACTATCAGTCCGAGTGGACCGAAAGGCTCGAAGAAGTGTTTCCCGCGGGTAAGTTTTTACTTCCGTCTTGGAAACACATCTCTGAGCTTGATCGTATTAACTGGCTCGAACCCGGAAAAGAGCGACCCGTTAGGGTCACCCTTGTTCCTAAGACGCTCAAAACACCTCGAATTATAGCCATCGAACCTACTGCCATGCAATATGCACAGCAGGGGATCTTGGAGGCTATAGACGAAGAGTGTGCGCGCAATGACAACGCGCGCCACTTTATCAGATGGAATAGTGCCGTACCTAATCAGGAATTGGCACGCCTTGGCTCCCTTTATGGGGACCTCGCCACGCTCGATCTGAGCGAGGCATCTGATCGTGTTTCGAATCAGCTCGTTAGGCTCATGTTGCGAAATCATCCTCACCTAGGTGAGGCTGTGGACGCGACACGATCCAGGAAGGCTGAAATACGAACCAAAACCGGAAAGAAAATCATTCGGTTAGGTAAGTTTGCATCTATGGGTTCAGCTCTCTGTTTTCCTATGGAGTCATTGGTCTTTATGACTGTGATATTCCTAGGGATAGAGAGGGAGCTAAGAAGACCACTGACCGAGAACGATATTAAGTCGTTCAGAGGCCAGGTGCGCACGTTTGGGGACGATATCATTGTCCCCGTACGCTATGTGCGTTCTGTTGTCAGCGAACTTGAAACTTTCGGGTTTCTTGTAAATGCTGGCAAGTCTTTCTGGACTGGTTATTTCAGAGAGTCTTGCGGAAAGGACTACTATGCGGGCGAAGACGTTTCAGTCGTACGCGTTCGCAGGGTATTCCCAACACAACGGAAAGACGCTCCTGAGCTAGTCTCGCTAGTATCACTTCGCAACCAACTTTATAAAAGAGGGTTGTGGAGAACTACGAGATATCTTGACCCACTGGTTGAACGGTTTATACCGTTTCCTGCGGTGGGTTTTGATGCTCAGGCAATAGGGAAGCACTCCTATTTGGGTTATGAAACCCATAGGATGTGTTCCGATCTACAAAAGCCCCTTGTCAGGGCAGCTGTAGCGGTCAGTAAACTCCCGCTTGATAAGCTAGAGGGTACTGGAGCCTTGCTTAAGTTTTTCCTTAAACGCGGCGAAGAGCCATTCGCTGACAGGAATCATTTAGAGCGTTTTGGACGCCCTGAGTCCGTCGACATCAAGCTCAGGTGGGCCTCCGCGTATTAACGCGGAGGTGCGGGTAACCAATCCCGTATGAGGAG